CTCGGGCTGCACGGTGTCGATGTGGCGCCGATATTCGTCCCGTTGCGCCAGCAGCCGCTCGATGCGGCGGCGGGTTTCGGGCTTGTAGCGGCGCAGTTCGGCTTCGGTAGGGTCGGCCAGTTCTGCCTGGGAAGGCTCCGCCGGCGCGGGGGTTCCGCTATCCGGTTTGCCATCCGAAACCGTCTCCTCACCCGCGTCGGGGGCCTCACCTGGGGGCTTGTCGCCGCCGGTGTCCGCGCCTTCCGTGGGTTTGAGCACGCTCTTGACTGCGGCAAGCAGCCCTTCGCGTTCGGTTTGGATGCGCTCGCCTTGCGAGGGCGTGGTGTCGCTGGGCGCGCGGGACGAGGGCGCGGGGGAGCCGTCCTGACCCGACGATGGCGCCGGGGTCGGTGTGGAGTCGGATAGATTCTCTGCGCTTGACGAGGGCGCGTCGGCGTCGTTGGCACCGGACAAGGTTTTGCCGTCCCTGTTGGTTCAGGGCGTTATGCGACTTGTCCTGTCCATTTGTCCAGCTTGTCCTGTCCGATCACGGGACAAAACCGGGACAAAGCTACTGGGTTGGGGGCATCGGGGGCCCGCCTGCGCCGGGTGGGCCACCCGCGCCGCCGCCCATACCGAGGAGGTTCCGCACGAAATCCAACATCGTAGCGCCCTGTGGGGTCTGCGCGAGATTGGGTGCGGCGCCCGGAATTTGGCCCAACGGCGCCGCCCCCGGCGGGGTTGGCGCGAGCGGTGCCGCCGCTGTGCCAGGCACCGGTGCGGGCATCGGCGCCCCCGGCATCGGACCCGCCAGCCCTGACATTGCGGCCCCCGGCATCGGACCCTGCAAACCCGGCGGTCCCGCCGGCGGGCCGGTCTGCGCCGCCATCGGCGGGCCACCCAGCGGGGCGGGCATCGCCGCACCCGGCGGACCCAGCGACGGTCCGGCCCCCGGCGGGGGCCCACCCTGCGACGGAGCCATCGCCATCGGCCCCGGCGGGGCGTTCTGCCGCATCATGCGGCTGACATAGGCTTGGTAGGCGGCCTGTTCCTGCGGATTGAGTGGCTGGCCGGGGAGGGGCATTGTCTGGGTCTCCAATTAGGGTGTGGCCATGCCTTCAGAGCTTTGCTTCATCCTTGGCATTCCGCCGCCGGTGCCCGGACGGTTGCCGTTGGCGCCGTAGACCTGCAAGGGCGGCACGCGCGGGCCGAGACCGCCGGCCGTGCTCGGGCCGTTCATCGAGTTGGCGAGCCCGGCCGGGCCCTGCGCGTTGGGATCGGCGCCGGGGTCGGACGGACGGGGGTTGCCCTTGCCCGCGCCCCCTGGAGGGCCCTCGCCCTGGTCGGGCGGCGGCGCGCCGGCGCCCGGCGGGGGTTGGGCCATGAGTTGGTTGAGCGCCTCCATGGAGGGCATCCCCTCGGTGAACGCCTCGGACATATCGATCTTGTCGTCCAGCCGACGGATGAGTTCGCGCGCCATCCACTCGGGGGACAAACCGGGAATGCGCTGCAAGAGTGGGACAATCTGGACGAAATTCTGGATCGCCTGCTGCTTGTTCGGGGGCCCGTTGGCCGCCGCGTCGATCTCCAGGTAGATGTTCTTGGCGATGGTTTCCTTGTCCAACTGGGGCCACACCGCGCCCGGACCCAGGACTTGCTGGACCACGCCTTGGCTCACGTTGAGCAGGAGGATTTCGCCGGCGGAACGCGCCATGTCCGTGAGCATGTCGTTCATGTCGTCGGTCACGGAGTCGATGTCGCTGTGCTGGCTGAACTGGGCGACGGAAACCTCGGTGGCGGTGGCGCCCGACGTGGTGCCCTGATCGGCTTGGTCGCTGCCCAGCACACGGAGGATGTCCTCGAAGACCGGCGACGTGTCGTAGACCGCCGGGTCGATGGGCGGCATCTTCATCACCTGGAGCACGTCGTCGATCTTCTGGCCGGGACTGAGGGCATTCAGTTCCAAAAGCGCGTTCGCCGGGTGGGTCTTGAGCTTGTCGAGGTCGGGCTGCTCAAGGATGCCCGCCGCCACGGCGATCTTCGGTCTGTTCGCGCGGCGATGCTCACGTAGCCCTTGGCGGGCGCGGTTTAATTCCAGTTGCATGTCCCGGATCAGGTCGATGTCGGACTGGGGGAACAAGGCGCGATCATCGTAGCCTTCGTTGATAACAAAGGCGAACCACGGCCAGAAACGCTGGGTCGGGGCCTCGGGCGCCGCCGGCTCGATGAGGAAATCCGGGTAGCCGTCGCAGGCGACGTAAACCAGCCCGTCCTTGCGGTTGTAGATTTCCCAGACGCAGCCTCGGGTTTCGGCGGCGCCGTCATCCTTGGCGGTGGCGCTGCCGGCCCCGCCGCCGCCGGCCTCGTAGTGCCCGGCGCCGGTGCTGGCCGCACCGAATATGCCGCCCTCGCTGTCATAGGGGTGGAAGCGGGAACCGATGTCCACGCCGTAGACTTCCTGGATTTCGTCCTCGGTCAGGAGATATTGCTGGGCCACCCAGTCGGCGCCGAGGAACCCGCGCAGCGACCGGCATTTCGGGTCCATGATGATCGCGGTGCTGTCTGGGTAATCAAAGGCGAGCCCCTCGCGGACAATGATCTGTCCCTGCTCAGTGAGGGCCTTGATGGCCAGGCGCAATTCCTCGGCGTCGGCGCTGTCCTTCTCGATCTCGTTGTCCGCCATGTCGGCGGACAAACGCTCGATGTTGGCAAGCTGCTCGCTCATGTCGGCGATGCGGGCCTCGATCTCGGGGGCCATCTCCATCGCCCGCTGAAACCCGAGTTTGACATAGCCAACGCCGGTCACGATGGCGCGGCGCACCGTCATCTTCATCATCGACTTGAACGGGTGGTTCTGCTCGTCCACGTTGTATTCGTAGAGCAGTTCAAGGGTTTTCCCGATCCGGTCCATCAGTTGGTCGTATTGCTTGACCATCTGCATGTCTTGCAGCACGGCGAGGGCCTGGGGATCGGGCGGCATCCCCATCTGGACGGCGCCAAGGAGCTTCTGCTGGCTCTCCATCGCCTGCGCCTGGGTGCCATCCCACGTCGCCGCCAGCATACGCTGGCGCGGCTTGGCCTTGACGGTGGGGTTCGTTGGGTAAAGTTCGGCGGTGCGCTGCTGGACGTGGCGGATCGCCACGTTGGCGACGTAGCGATCATCGCGCTTGGGGCCGGATTTGCCGTCGGTCAGCGCCGCGTGCTCGCTGCCGGACCATTGGCGCCCTTCAACGAAGTCCATGTTGAAGCGCATCCGCTTGAAATCGTCCTTCCAGTGGCGCCGCGCCTCGGTGACGCGGGCGCACCAGCGTTTGACCAGCTTGCGGCGAGCTTCGGGCGGGTTGGGGGCCTCGCGATCCACCATCTTGCCGTCATCAGGGGGCGGGGTTTGCAGCGCCGACAGGGCATCGCCGGGCATCGTGCCGGTCTGCGCCTGCGGCGTGACGTTGAATGGCGTCTGAGGCGCCTGTAGGAAGCCTGACACCGCCTAAAACCCTCCGGTCGCGTAGTTCAGCCGGACGGCGCGCTCAGCCCGCGTGCGATCTTGTATGAGGGCGCCGTAAGTGCCGTCGCGATGCTCAATTCGCTGGGCGGCGATGGGGGCGCCCACCTGGAGGGTGAGGCCGAGGCCGATATAGGCCAGTGCATCGACAAAATCATCATGCGAATCAAAGGGAAACTTGAGCAGTTGGTCCCTCGCCGCCGGCCACCACGGCGCCCGTTCGGGGAAACGCAGCCGGTGCATCGCCATGCGGCCCTGGATCGACTGGGCGCGGGTCTGTTTGTCCGCGATGGGCTGCATTTCGATGATCGAGCAGTAGGTGGAGGTTTCGAGCATCCGTTTGCGCAGGAATGGGCCCAAGGAACGGCTGATATGGCTGCGTTCGGCCCACCAGAAGACGGGCTTGTGGGCCCGCATCATGCGGATCATGGCCTCGACGGCCTGTTCGGCGGTCATCTGCCGCCAAATCAGGTCCGGCAGCACCCAGATGGTATCATCCTCGTCCACGCCCACGGCCAAAAGGACGGTCTTGTCGCTGGATTGCTTCAAGGCGACGGCGTGATCGGAGGCGCAATAGACCCGAAGGTTCTTGGGAAGGTCGTTGGGACGGTAGGTATCGAGCCATTTGATGCTGAAGAAGGTGCCCCCCGCCGGGCTCGGGCGGCCCTGGTAGAGGGCGCTGAAACCACGCGCATCGCGGCGCTGCACACCCAGGAGGAAGTCCCGCCCAAACCGCTCGGGCCAGAGGGCT